AGGTTCGCCCCACTTTTCTCTCCATCGGTTAACCAGAGTTTCGAGTCTCTCTTTTGAGAATCGTGGATTTCCGGAGGCTCGTTGAGGGGCTCCCGGACACACGAGATCACGTGATTCGTACGCGTTAAGTTTTTCCCATACGAGTCTTTGCATGTCACTCGGGAGTTCGTTTGTCGCTTGACAAAACGAGAGTTTATAGTCGTACGTGTGTAAGGCAATGTAGTCGTCCATTTCATTTTTTATACATTTTATTAGAAGTATGTAAACTTAGGTTTCTTAGGAACCTCTAAAATGATTATCTCATTCGCTTCATTTTTAGATATAATATAGTCATTTTCACACATTTTTATAGATGGAGGTTTCTGTGTTTTTATTTCAGGTTTTGGTCGAGATGATAACAAATTACACACACTCGAATAAAACGAAAACATCACTGCTATTATTTATGTTTATTTTTTTATATACTAAATACAAGATGGTTTCACTCCAGGACTTACCTAAAAAGGTTCAGTATATAATTATAGATTCAAAATTTGTAAATGGTTCAAATAATACGTTCAGTATAGATCTTACACTTGAATCAAATTTACACTTGGAAGATATGACGCAAGTATGTGGTCTAAAACCAGTCGATTTTTACGTGACACAGGTTGGACAGGATACCCCAAACTCTGACACTCACATAAGTAGTGTGGCAAAGTACATTGATATAACATGTGAAGATATACCTAAACGTGCTCAAATACTTGATGAACGTAACGGCCAAATTTTAGCACGCGTACCACTCGAAAGACATTTTAATCATGGTGCACATACTATAATAAGGGATAAACAATGGAAAGCATTCCCAAGACAAACAAACTTATTTAACCCGATATCTATACAAAAACTTCATTTTAAGTTATATGAATTTCAAGAAGATACGGATTATGTTACATTACAACCGGATGCAGAATGGTACATGGTTCTCGAAGTTACAACTATAGATGTTAAGGAAAAACCTGTAAACCGCGAAGTTCAAATTCTCGAGGCGTTACATAAACTTATCGGGAAGATAGAGGATCTTAACGTAAACGTTAAAAAACTTCCGGATAAGGAGGATATCGAAAAAATAGAAAAGGAAAAAAAGAAAAAGTACCCCTTGCGTTACTTAATACTCTTTATAACTATGATAATAGGTGGATTTGTATTTGTAAAAAATAAATTTACTCCTTCGATTCCACAACCTTCTTTTTAACCACGCGTTTAACAACTTTTTTCTTTGGTGTTTCTGGTGCTGGTGCTGGTGGGGCTGGAGCTGGTGGGGCTGGAGCTGGTGGGGCTGGAGCTGGAGCCTTTACTGGAGCTGGAGCTGGAGCTGGTGGTACTGGAGCGGGGGTTGGAGCTGGTGGTTCGATTGCATCAGCTATTTGTCTAAGGATACCATAGACAGTTTCTTTGTGAATTTTTGATCTTTGAAGTGCTTCTTCAATTTGTTCTCTAACAGAGTCCATCGCGTAATATATATAAAAGAAAGATTATCTTTATACTAAATGTTATTCATCGGTCCATCTCTTTTGAGTGGGATAGGTCAACAATGTAAAAAATATATGGGTCTTTTTCCTGGGAGTCAGTACATTGAACTTCAAAATGATATACCTGTTTGTGAACGTGCATTCATTTATGCTTTACCTGTACCATACTGGTTAGATAAAATACCCGAAATTAAACGTAAAATCAAACATGTAACGTGTATGACTATATGTGAAACCGAAACCGTACACGAAGATTACGGTAAACTATTTAAACTTTTTGATAGAATCGCTGTACCAAGTGAATTTTGTAGAAAAGTATTTAAAAACCAGTTTCCAGAAACAAATTTTTACATTATACATGCACACGTTCCTGATCATAGACCATACACATTTTATCACATTGGAAATGTGACGGATCCGAGGAAAAATTTTAATAAAATTATTGAAACATTTGTTCGTATGAATAAACCTGATACACGCCTTTTGATTAAGGCGACATGTAAACAACCCATTCAAATAAAAATACCAAACGTTGAAGTTATAAATGGTCTTATCCCCGATGAAGAAATGGAAAAAATACATGCCCTGGGTGATTGTTATGTAAGTTTTTCGAGTTCGGAAGGTATAGGTATGGGTGCAGTAGAAGCGGCTTTGCGAAATAAACCAGTCATTATAACGGATTATGGGGGTGCACCAGAATATATAAAAACGCCGTATACGATAGACTGTGAACGTCAAAAACTCGTAAAAGATGATTTTTTATATCAACAAGGTATGGAATGGGGAAAACCAAATGAAAAACAATTACGTGAGTTTATGGAAGATGCATATACCAAGCAAGTAAGGTATATGGAACATCCGAGGACTCATATGTTAACGTGTAAAGAAAATGTATTACAGGAATTCGTCGCTAATGTAATTGGTAAGGAAAGTGATAAGGCCAGTCAAGATGGCTCCGGACATGAGTGAGCCTCTCTGGGCAATGAGCATGGCGACGACATCATCAATAAATTTAATATTGGTGGGTTTCTTAAGAAGTTCTGGTACGATTTTTGAAATTGCAAGATAAAGTGCCATGGCTATTATGACAGGTCTGAGTGTTTCTTGATCTAACATTTTTTTATAATAAGGAAACATTTATTTTTGGTCTCGTTCCTAATATTTGATCATCTATTCTATGTTTTTTACAGTAGTCCCCACATACAGCTTTGAATGTACATTTTTTTCCTGATAATGTAAAAGCTTTACATATATTACGGAATTCAGAAGCGTCCTGTTTAGGAGCAGAATCTAAGACCTGTATAGGTTTTGTTTTTTGACATTCTAGTTTCTTTTTTCTCATTTTATCGAGTATTATTGCCATTTCCTCTGGTGTTTTTTTACTCGTTTTTAAAGTTTTAGATACACGTAAACAGTCATCATAAGTCTGAATATTTGATTGATGTTTTTTAGTGAGTACATTTTTAGTATCACTAAAATTCGTTTGAATCACGGTCGGTAGAAAGTATTGCGACATCTTAATTTTTACTAAAAATAAAATAACTTAGGTTAGTAAAAGATGTGGTTCTTTATAAAACTTAAAAGAACGTATAGCTTCACTTTAGGTGAGTAATATAAAAAGATAAAACCTTTTTCTTTAAAATGTATCTTAAGTGGTTAAAAGAGTGTTATTTATGTGAATGTCCTTTAGAACCACATATACACACGAATAGTACAGAAGAACGAACTTTTATACGTGAATATAGAAAATTGCGACCTATCTTCATGATTAACAATGGATCGTATCTAAAATTTTTTGATATGAATATAAAACGTGTCTGTTATGCATGTTATATGACGTCTTATAGAAATATTCATCCCGTATCACTCAGGAATCGCGAATATGGTCGTATAAAAAATATATATTCAAGGCCCAAGTCAAAAACAAAAGATGAAATAATACATTGGTTCGAAGGACTAAAAATATACTTAAGTAAAAGACACAATATAATATAAATGAGTGAAAGTATTCAAAAACTCACACACGTGGAACATATATTAAAGCGTCCGGATTCGTACGTTGGACCTGTTTCACGTGTAGCGGAACCATATTGGATATATGAAAATGATCAATTTGAAAAGAAAACGGTCGTGTATTCACCGGCACTTTTAAAAATATTTGACGAAATTTTAGTAAACGCGATCGATCGAAACTCTATGTACCCCAAAAATGTAACGTCTATGAGTGTTTCTATCGATAAAATATCTGGTGAAATAACAATTGAAAATAATGGACCTCTGGGCGGTATTGCTGTTAAAATGCACGAAAAAGAAGGTTTATGGAATCCAGAATTAACATTTGGTCATTTACTCACGAGTACAAATTATGACGATACACAAAAACGTGTTGTTGGTGGTCGTAATGGATACGGTGCAAAACTTACGAATGTTTATTCGAGTAAATTTTCAGTTAAAATTAAAGATGGAGAAAACAAGTGTATATATACACAGGAATGGTCGGATAATATGAAAACGTGTGGTACACCCAAAATAAAAAAGTACTCGAATGCTACGTCGAGCGTTTCTATTACTTTCGTTCCCGATTGGAAACGATTTGGTATGTCAAAAATGGATGATTCTATATATAAAATTTTTGAAAAACGGGTATACGATGCAAATATTTGTACGTCACAAAATTGTAAAGTGAAATTTCAAGGTGACGCATTACCTAAAGCAACATTCAATACATACGCGAAAATGTACACAAAATCAGATGAGATATGTACATTTACGAGTGATAGATGGTCAGTGTGTATCGCACCTTCAGATGATGGGTTTGAACATGTATCATTTGTGAATGGTATATGTACCACAAAAGGTGGTTCACACGTTGACCACGTTTCTGGGATACTCGCAAATGGTGTTATTGAAGATATGGCAAAGAAGATAAAACTTCGTCCCCAACAAGTCAAGAATGCATTTTTTGTTTTCGTAAAAGCAACACTTGTCAACCCGAGTTTCAGTAGTCAGGTTAAATCAGAGTGCACACTCAAGCCACAGGACTTTGGGAGTAAGTTTGAACCACCAAAAACGTTTATAAAGAATATCCTAAAAACGAGTGTTCAATCGGAACTCATGGCATTATCGAAGTTTCGTGAAATGAAAGAATTGAAAAAAACAGATGGATCACGTAAATCAAAAATAACGGGTATTCCAAAACTCGACGATGCCAATAAAGCCGGTACTACACACTCTGGTAAGTGTACTCTTATTATTACCGAAGGTGATTCCGCAAAAACACTTGCAATTGCTGGTCTTTCGGTTGTTGGTCGCGATCATTATGGTGTTTTTCCGCTTAGAGGTAAATGTAAGAACGTGCGTGACGCGAGTGTAAAACAACTTACCGAAAACAAGGAATTTAATGATCTTAAAAAGATTTTGGGGCTTCAGCAGGGGAAAGTGTATACATCACTCTCCGAACTCAGATACGGAAGACTCATGATCATGACCGATGCAGATAACGATGGAAGTCATATCAAAGGTCTTATTCTTAACATGATTCATTATTTCTGGCCGAGTTTACTTAAACTCAAGTTTGTTGTAAGTATGGTTACACCTATCATAAAAGCGAGTAAGGGTTCAGAAACGAAATCGTTTTATACGGACTCGACGTTTAGACATTGGTATGGTAATGGTAAAGCTGGGTGGAAAATTAAATATTATAAGGGTCTTGGTACATCTACGTCTGCAGAGGCTCGTGAATACTTTAAAAAAATAAAAGATCTTACAGTTCAATTTGATACAGATGATTCAATGGATGAATCTATAATTCTTGCATTTGACAAGACGAAATCAGATTTACGTAAAACGTGGTTACTTGAAAGTACGGAAAAGAAGGCGTCTGATCTCGAAGTACCGTATGGAAACGTTGATCGTCTCGGTATTTCTGATTTTATTCATAAAGATCTTGTAAATTTCAGTCTTGCTGATTTGAAAAGGTCGATTGCACACGTTTCAGATGGTTTAAAACCATCCCAACGAAAAGTGTTATATGCATGTTTCACAAAGAATCTTACATCTGAAATGAAGGTTGCGCAATTGGCCGCATATGTTTCTGAAAAAACATCGTATCATCACGGTGAAGTGTCTTTGGCAGATACAATTGTAAAATTGGCACATAATTTTACGGGGTCGAATAATATCAATTTACTCGAACCATGTGGTCAATTCGGTACACGTCTCATGGGTGGTAAAGACGCGAGTCAAACGAGGTATATATTTACAAAACTTACTAAAAGTGCGAGAATACTTTTTGATCCTAAAGATGATCCAGTATTAAACTATCTCGACGACGACGGTAAACAAATCGAACCAGACTATTATGTTCCTATATTACCAACCGTTTTGGTAAATGGAACTGAAGGTATTGGTACTGGATTTAGTTCATATATACCACCGTTTAATCCGTCAGATATTAAACACAATATTGAACGTGTAATTAATGGTGAAACTGTTGTTCCCATGAAACCATGGTTTGATAAATTCACGGGTCGTGTGTTTAGTAATGAAGATGGGTTATGGATCACGGAGGGTGTATGGAAATCTTCAGGTAAAAATGTATTAGTAACTGAACTTCCACCGGGACGTTGGACACAAGACTACAAAGAGTATCTCGATACCCTTATCGAAAAGAAAAAGATTACGAACTATGTGAATAACAGTACGACTGATGATGTTAATTTTATTATTGAAGGATACACGGGTAATGATATCATAAAAGATTTTAAACTTCAGAAGACATTTCATGTATCAAATATGCACTTATTTCACCCAGTAAAGGGTATTCATAAATACGAAAGTCCAGAAGAAATTCTCACAGATTTTGTTAAAATACGGTCAGAAACATATAAAAAAAGAAAAGCACACCTTATACGTGTATTAAAAGAAAAAACTAAAAAACTTGAAAATATGTCGAAATTTATTGATATGGTTATTCATGAAAAACTAATTGTTTTCAGACGTAAACGAGTAGAGCTCGAACGTCAAATGGAAAATATATTCGATAAAATTGATGGTTCATACGAATATCTCTTGAATATCAAAACGTATCAGTATACACTCGAAGCTATACAAAGTATCAGGGAAGAAACAACAAAATCGAGAATCGAGTTTGATACATTACAACAAATGTCACATATCGATATGTGGAAAAGGGATTTAAAAATATATAAACAATAAGTAGTAAGTATGTGTGATACATCTGGACCAAATACAGGTT